ATTAGCAAGAGCACAACGACGCCCTGCTTCGACGCCATCGCCCTGATGAGGGCGTGGACGCCGCTGATCTTAGCGTCGACCTTGTCGACCTTGCCCGACATGTCGGCGACGGCGACATGGACGGCGTCGACCTTGGTGCCGATGCGAGTATGGGCGTCGGCGACATCGTTCGCGGCCTCTTTGCCGCGACTGTCGAGCGCCTTCTCCAGGTGCAGCCGCGTCTTCTCGTTCTCGTCGACACGAAGCTGCCGCGACTTCTCCTGCTCGTCGAGGTAGCGTGGAAACGCCGTCTGCACCAGCCAGCGCAGAAACCACCCGAGCCCAAAGAGCAGCGCGAAGAATGCGACGGTGAGCGGCGCCTTGATCGTCCAGTCGACGACCTTGTCAGTCGTCACGGCCGACTCGGCAAGTAGTGATAAGTAAAGCATAAAACTAGTTCTTCCTTGCTTCGTCGTACAGGGCTAGGAGCTCCAGCCGCGCCTTCTCGGCCGCGACGCGAAGGTTTAGCCGATGCACCTGGCGATCCTGCCGCGCCGACTGGTACTTGAGAACGGCCTCGGCGTTCTTGCACAGCGCCGTGTGGGCCTGGTTGTCGAAGTGGCCCTCGGCGTCGAGATCGCACTCAGCGGCGAGGGCGTTCATGATGCGCTTCCGTGCCACAAGGAGGTCGTCGACGATGCGCTCAAGATCTGGCGGCAGTTCCTCTGGCGGCGTCGCCGTGGCGTCGGCGACTTCAAGGGCCTGGCACAGTGCCCTGAAGGCGTCGAGCGGCATCGGCCGCGGCGTGGCATCGCCGTCGGGACGTGGCCACAGGGTCTCGTAGATGGCGTCGGCGGCGATGCCAGCGCGGACGAGGGCCACGACCGTGGCGTCCTGCGCGGATGGGTTACTGCTAGCGGACATGTCGAAAGGTGATGGATAGAGCTTGACGTCGGCGGCGTCGTTGCTATACCTTAGCGTAATGCTTGCGAATTTCGACGATTTCTGTGATAGCTCGACGGCGATGTGTCATCGCAGCCGTCAGCCTATTTCCGCAATGATCTCGCATACTATGACAGGGTGACGGCCTTGACACCCGATCCGGCCTTGATGTGGTAGATTTCAAGGCAGCGCGGATCGCGAAGAAAGCCGTCACGACCGTCACCAGCCTACATACTCCGTCGCTGAGCCTGCGCCAAGCAGGCCGTCATTCCAGCCCATCACCGCCCTTCACAAACCATCACCGCAAATCTGGCGGCTGGTGCATTGGTCCGTCCTGTGCCCTATTGGTTTAGTGGTTCAGCCGGATCTATTACGCACGTGCGCGCGACCCTCTATATAAAAGAAAATAAAACTCAAAAAACTCTATTGGGGGTTTATGCGCAGGCGCATACGCGCGCGTAATGGGAAAGGGTTATATGGTTCAACCAGTTCGATACAGCACGGACAGCTGAGAACCCGCTTGACAGGCCAAGGCGCTTCGTGTAGGCTGTCGTGTAACCTGGAGTAGCACATGCGCCTAACCGATCGCCTTCGCAACCTCGCCGCTACGTTCGCCACCAACCTGCGAGCTCGCCATAACGCTGCCATCGCCTACGCCCATACGCTGCCGACGCGGGCAAAGATCGCCGCCGCACAGAGCACGTCCCGTCTCGGCGACGCCCTCGTCGACGTGGCAGCCAAGCTGCACGAGGCCACGACGGAGGCGAAGCGGCAGCAGTGGCGTCGCCGCATCCAGGCGTGGCGGCAGAGCGTTCGCATTGAAGAGCTGATGCTGGGCGACCTCGTGAAGCAGGGCAGCTACCGCGTCAGCGTGCAGGGCAAGGGCACGGAGGCGTCGATTCCGTCTTCTCGTTTTCACGAGCGCATCGAAGAAGCCGCCGAGAAGACAGGTGTAAGTATCGCCGCGATACAGCACTACATGGAAGACGGCAAACGACGCTCGCCGGGTAACTGACATGTACCACAAGCTAGAGACTCAGCAAGCCACGACCTCAACAGAGCTCGACGAAAACAGTGAGGTCGTCAAGGCAGCGGCCCGGCTGGCGGGCGTCAGCGTCCAAGCCGTGCTGGCGCAGTATCGCCGCATGTCGTACCTGGAGAACACTACGACGACGCACGCCAGCGGCTTTCGAGGCATCAGCCTCGGCCGCGTCGAGCTGCCCGTCATGAATCGCGGCGTCGTCCACAAGGACGGCTGGCGGGCGGCGACGATCGGGCCTGACGCCATTGTGCCGAAGCTGCCTCGCGGTCAGGTCGCCGTGTCGGTGTCGGAGGACATGGCCCGCGAGGCTGGCGACATCGTGGACGACGAGGCGACGCTAGAGCAGCGTCGTGGCGACGTCGTCGTGTTGCAGGAGTTCATGGGCGCGATGCCATCGGGTAAGCGATGAGCAAGCCGTTGTTGGACGCTGAGCAAGATGCGCGAGTTGAAGCGGAGATGGACAGACTCAAGCTGCCGCCCGCTGAACGCGCCTGGCTGCGGAACTTGCTGGCAGCGATGGAAGAGTGTCCTGTAGGTGGATGTGTCAGCATAGACACTGCAACAAACAAGATCGAAGTCAAGTATCCTGCTTGACCAGAGGAGAAGCTAAGTGAGCTTGAAGACTGGACAATGGAGCGGATATCGCAAGCCTGAGCACGTGGCGGCGATCAAGAAGGCCGTCGCAGACGGTGTGCCCTTTGCCAAGTTCTGGACCGAGACGGCGTCGAAGTGGCCTGAGCACGCACATCTGCCAGCAGCACGAGGTGCTACCAATGCCAGGCCGAGGCACAAAGATGAGCTGTCGCTGACGAACACCATGCTGTTCAAGCGCCTGCTCAGCCTCTACACCTACTACGCTTACCGTGAGCGCGGCGACGCTCGCTTCGTCAACGCAAAGCAGTCAAAGCCATCGCGCTACACCGTCGAGCAGAAGGCGCTGATACTCGCCTACATCCGCGACGGCAAGACATTCTCGTCGTTCTGGCGAGAGCAGGGCGAGGCGTGGAAGAAGGTGTCACTCTATCGCCTGCGAAACTACTATCGGCTACAGCAGAAGCGCTATCGCGACATGCGCGAGCTGGACCCACAGCTTGACAGCGGCCTGGCGACGCTCGCACAAACACTACGTCCCGGTGGCGCTAGCGCCGAAGTGCCGACGCAGCCTGCTAAAGTGGCGAAGTTGTCCGACCGATTGTCGAGCATCCTCGGCGTTGCCCGCGACATCGTGGTGGCAGCGCTTCGCCGCGCCTAGACTTCAACGCTAAGGCTCCTGGTTTGCGTTAGGCGGCGTTTTCTGGTCGCGGACGATGTCGAGGTCGTCGCGACGTCTTGGCAGCGTCCTAGCGCGTTCTAGGTGGTAAAGAAAGAAGGTTGAGAATGAAACGACAGGTTCGCATTGATGTGCTAAATTGTGGTTTACCGACCGACATAGAAGTATCAACGATAGATTACACCGATAGTGCATTATATTACCCACACGACTACACTGAAGCAGATGAAGCCTTGCTACAACGGCATGCTCTGGTGCTCAAACAGTGGGAGTCGAAAGGCGCAGGATTGCCTGGAGGTAAAGCGGCCTATAGTGCTTACGCTATTCTGAACGTCAAGAACATCGTCAACTTCCTGCAACATACGGAAGTATGGCCCAACCCCTATCTCGATATCTTGGTTCACTATTCGCTGAGTGGAGTGGATCACCAAATCAAAGACACCCTGCTCAACTGTCGCCCGATCTTTGTCGGAACGCAGATCATCTGTCGCGTCGAGCACATCTTGTGGGACGGACGCCCCGCATTCGGAGAATGTGATGGAAAGGCTTTGCAAGAACGGTGCCAAAAGCTCTTGAGCGCACTAGGCATGCCAAGAAAGAAGGTTGAGAATGACAATTCAGCACAGCATAATCAGCGGTAACATTGTCGCGATTGACGATGTTGCCACGACTCTCCGCGAGAGCTTTCGAGCTTATTCTCGCCAGAAGGCGGCTAAGACGGCAGCGCTTCAAGCGGTAACTTTCGAGGACTGCAAGATGTTGTATCGCGTCGTAACCCTCTACTCGCATCTGTGATCACAGGCAACGCCGTCGAGGTCGCTGCGATGGCCTGCACTGACGACGACCTCGTGGCGCTGTCGCTGGGCGACGACCACGCCGCGACGCAGGCTCGCTATAGGCAGTGGGTCGAGAGCAACGACGTCGACTACGACGTGGCAGCTGGGCTTGTCGACGAGGGCGTCGTCCTGGCAGCGGTGGCGAAGTATGCACGGGCGCTGCAGGAGCACTTGCAGGAGCGTGCTAGTATGTCGTTGACATCGTCCTGACATCGTGGTAGCGTCGTCGCAGTAAAGATGCCTGGACACAGTCGCAACGCTTGGGATGAGCCTCTTCATACTCCGAAACTATGCGAGTCCCTGTCTGAGATCGAGAACGATTCAAGCATATCCATTGGATATGGCGGACCCAAACTTTGGCCCGATTCTCAGTATGTAGCTCACGTAGTTGTCTTCACAGAAGCTGCATTTCATCGTGTCACCAACGTTTTCTTGGCATGTCTTCGAGAACATGCACCTCGACTACTGGACGATATAGCTGTGCATATTTGTCCGACCACATCAGAAGATATTGTCTTACACATAGGCTTAGATAAGTGGTCTGCTGAGGATCCTTTGAAAGAGGCGTTTAGACTCGGATGCCTGCTTCGCGATAGCTTTGCGGTGGCGGGACTGTCCTTACGAGGACAGCGATGAAGTCTAAGCACGATCCTGCTCTGATTCAAAAGATTAAGCAACATATCGAGAAAGGTGGTGATCTGACATCTCTTTGGCAAGAGATTGGTACGTGTTTATTTCGTTGGACAGGCACCAAGAGCATCCAGCTGTGCAACACGCCACAGAGCACAGTCCCTCTCTGGACAGCCTTTCGATCCGTTTCGGGTCTTTTCACGCTGATTCACGCACAACACAGGAGACACACAACTATGTCCGACTCAGAAATTCACAAGGATGTTACCCTGATTCAACTGGAGAATGAACTTCGCCGGCAGCTCGCAAGTGGTCCAACCGGACCTCTTAAAGCAAGCGTAGCACTGCTCGCCGAGGAGCAGCGCCGGCAGACCGAGAAATTGAGCTGGCCTGGTGGCTCAATTGATACGTGGTTGTCTTCTTTGTCTCTCAACAAAGGATATGAGTTTTTCAAAAATCGTGCCAACGCTGTTACAAAATTAGGTAAAGGCGCTGACGGTGAACTCGCTGCCTATCAGATGACCGACGAAGCCGCCATGTTCTTGGCCAACAAGAACCTGGGCGAGGCATGGCTGCGTATGGCCTTAGAGAAGATCTCGACCAAGTACGTCTTCAACAAAAGAAACCCACTCAACCGCTCGGAAGTAAATACTATCTACTTGGAAATTACCAAACTCGTTGCAGCTTCAACTCTACATCAGTCGGATGCGTCACTGAGCAAGACGTCACTGAGAAAGACGTTTGTGAAAGACTTGTCCGCGCAAAAGCAGAGACACCTTTCCAAGTGGGTGTGTGTTTCGCACACACTGGATTTGATACGCTTATCCAAATGGATGTTTGAAGTTACCCTTCGACTTCAACACGACACAGGCGACATACCCATAGGTCTCGATAAGACCATATTCTTTACCATTCGCATAACAGAAGAGAACTACGCGGATGAACTCTTGGCACTGAGATATATGGGGCTAAACATACCCACAGTGCATCCAACTACTGATTGGAAGGATCTCGTAACACACGCTTTGCGTCTTCTGGCGCAACCGGACCCGATCTATTCAGGACTGACTCGGAAATACAACCCACATCTCTCAGAAAACGGCAAAGTTGTGTATATAAGCGTTGTTACTCGCGTAGAAGCAGAGGATATCGACAATCAGCACATTCAGCAGCTCTTAGCAGATTGGACAAAGCCAAAGCCGATTAAAAACGAGCCTATCCCTTTCTGAGCGGGGCGCCTCACTGACAAAGCCTTCGCGCTGTTTATCTACAAAAAAGGAGTCCCTATGGCCAAGATGTTTTCACCAGGCGCCGTCGTACGCCTCAAGTCCAAATCCGATCTCCAGTACGTCGTGCTGCCCGACAATGACGACACGCCCAAGGACGACGTCCGCGTCGTCTACGAGCTGAACAACGGCATTGTATACGGATACCTACCACAGATCGCACTTTGCCTCGTAGACGCGATGCCTGCTTACACGTCCAGACGGTAGCGTCAAAGTTAGGCTTCTCGCCGCCAAAGCTGCGCGAGGCGGCGAGGATGCCCTTGGAAGCAAAGAAGGAAGACAACAAATGAGCATCAGCGACTTCATCAGCAAGACGGCATCGGATGCGCTGGGCCGCGTCATTGCCCAAACCTTGACAACCTCGGTGTAGTATGAGTTGGCACGAAAAATTTGATAACTTCTTGGCTGCTTGGACGGCGAAACAGCCTTGTTTAGACATCACGGCCTGGTCTAAAGTACCAATAGAGGACACTGTAAGACAAGTACACTCTTCATACACAGAGGGATTTAACTACGAGCATCACTTTGTTCGTTGGGTCTTCTCCCTTAACAAGCGAGCAGAAGCACTGCAATTAGTCGAAAAGGTGACACAACTGGGTTACAATTGCGATCTGGTGGAGTGGTCTGTCGTCAACGACGCATACATCGAGGTTCGGCCAAACTAAGCATTGATTCCTCCTGCTTTAAGTTCAAGCCCTACGGTATCGGATACGTGATGCTTGACATCGTTGTCCAGGCATGGTAATCTCGCTCATTAGGAGTTAGCTGTGTGGGTTCAAACATCAAGTAAAACTGAAGACGTATGTGGGTATCTGCGAGTAGGAGTAGAAATTACCTATATGACTGTTGATAACGCATTCGGTGAGCTAGTATCTTACTCTACATCAAATTTAACTCGATTCCTGATTGCTATTCGCGAGGCTTTAAATTATATCAATGGTTTCAGACTCAATCAACAGAACGGTATTGTGTGGAAAATAACAGACTTCCGCGTAACTGTACCAAATAATAGTGATGGAGCATCATGCTATTGGCATCCTGACGATCTTATCCATGACACGAAGACGCTATAAATCTGAACCGCCGCTAAGCCGCCCGCGGCGCCCGCTAAATCCCAAACAAAGGTTTCAAAATGACCACACCGACCATCATCGAATGCCCTCGCGGCATGCTGTGGCTCAGCATCTACAGACCAACAGCCAACAAGAGCTACAGCGTCAAGCCCGCTGGCGCCAACGACCTCGACGCTACAGAGCTGGCTGTCAACACGGCGCCGGCCCTCTTCAATCCCAGCGACATCAGCAGCTACTGGGCGACCTCGCTGGGGACGACGCTGCTCGTGCGTCGGCAGATTCTCTGCTTGTACCACCCTGTCAGCTGGAAGGACGAGGAGATCACTCTTGCCTGCGACACTCTGTATATACACGGCGTCCTACCGTGTGCAACCGACGCCAAGAACAACAAACTTGTCACGTTAGACAGCGTCAACGCCGACGTCCACGTCGAGGTGCTTGAGACGATCGACGTCGTCGCTGAGCGTATCGCGGCGGCAGCGCCGCATCGTCTCGGCACGTCGTCGGAGAAAGATCGCTTCTTCGTCGCCTTCGACAAGCTGGTCAAGTCGTCGCTGCATCGTACTCTCGACGAGGCAGTGAAGAATGACTGAACCTAAGCTCACGGAATCTGAAGAAAGATTGTTTGCAGTATTCCTGAGCCTTCTCTTGCCCGAAGATCAGACGAGAGCGCTTGCTATGAAAACTGATGTGGCCAAAACGCTTCGCAGCGAAGAAAAGACTAACGCGGCCTGACCACCGCGCCGACACGCTGTCGTGGCGCCACTCCGAAGCCCTTGCGTCCGAAGGGACCCGCAAGGGCACGCTGTAGCTGCTGCTTCGCCTCCGACGACGACATCTCATCCGAATAATTCGAGAACACGCTATTCTCGCGTCGCCAGTTCAAGAACTGCGAGGTCGCATCAGAGCGATCCTTGTGTGTTGATAGGGGGAAGTGCATGATCTCATGCAAGAATTCTTCAACCCAAGGCGGCGCTGCCGATCGTGGCGAGATGACGTCCGCGCAAGACGTCTGGGCCGGGACGTAGACTTGGCCGCCTCGGATCTGCGGCGATGCGACGGCCATGCGAGTCTCTTTGGGGCCGACAGGCATGATCGGCGTCACAGGTGTGCGGACCCAGTCGCGAGCTTCGTCGAGGTCGACGACAGCTTCGATACCAGCGGCCTTGTCCTCGACGAGAAGATCGGTAGGGCGCCAGTCGTTACACACCTCTTTGATATTCTTGAGGATGTCGGGGTAGATCCAGGGTTCTGCGCGGACTTCGACGAGATAGACCCGACCGTCCTCAAGCTCAGCCCAGACAGTGATAGCCGTCCGCGACGCAGTCGATGACGTCGCCCGCAGTCGAGTGCCGCCGAGGTCACAGGACACTACCACACGTACCGCGCGCTTCGTGATGTCGTCGATGTCGGCGAAGTCGTAGCGACGAAACCACTTGACGTCGATCATAGCGCCCGACTCGGCGACGGGACGACACATGAACTGCCCCGACCAAATCTGCGGCGACTCCTTCATGAGCACGCGCCGCATGTCCTCGACGTCGTTCTGACGAAACGGCCAGAGGATCTCACCCACGCCGCGATGGAACACCTTGCGCTCAGCTGGCCGATACGGCGTCGCCGGCCGCGTTATCTCCCACACCTCGTCGCGCTCAGCGTATACAGGCAGCGAGATAACTTCCCATTTACGGTCGTCACCGTAGCGCTTCTGGACGACGCCTACGACGTCGTCCTCGTGGTAGCGGGTGTTGATGACGATCCACAACGCATTCGGCGCAAGACGCGAGCGGAAGCGGAAGATCTGCTCAAAGAGGTGTGCTCGCTCGGTGTGACTGTAGGCGTCATCCTCACTGATAAAATCGTCGAGGACGAGTAGGTGTGCGCCCGCACCTGTAGGTGATCCTGTGCGTCCCAACGACTTAAACATACCTCGGCGTTGCCGCACCGACGCTTGCTCATGGAAGATGCGGAAGGCGCCCTTAGCCGACGTGTCGGCCATGATGTTGACGCCGGGGAAGACACGGCGAAATTCAGGCGACTGGATGAGGTTACGTACCGGGCCACCGATGTTGTTTTCGGCGAACTCGGCCGACATGCTGCCGACGATGACGTCGTGGTTTGGATGTTTTCCGGCGTACCAGCTGGCGAACAGCTCAGAGGCGATCGTCGTCTTACCGTGACGAGGTGGGATATTTAGGATAATTCCCTTCACTTCCCTACGCTCAGCGCGCATGAGGGCGTCGGCAATCACCTGGATGTGCCAAGGCGCCTCGAAATCACTCTTCATGAACTTGCCGTAGCTGATGAGGTCGACGCGGGCTTCTTCCGCATCCCGCGCTGTCAGCGCCTCAGCCTCCAGCTGCGCTTGTACTTGGGCGTAGCCCTCAACGGCCCCGGCCACGTCGCTACCGATGCGATGCCGCCGCTTGAAGTCCGCCGTCGCCGCACTCTCACGTACCGTCACGAGGGCGACGTAGTGCTTGACTCGATTCGCTATCGAAGTGACGTCTTCTCTGTCAAGCTCAGGCGCCGCCAAGACGAGCTGAGCGAGGCGTATCAGTTCCATCGACGCCCATAGCGGCACTGCCAATTGATCGGCATCGGGGTAAGCCTCCTCGTAGCCCACCGCAGCCGCCACGCCGTCACGCTGCTCCCGCGCCCTCAAGAGAAGCTCCACGTCCCGAGCCACTGCGCGGCAGCGCCCAAAGGCCGCTATGAGGCTCTGGAGGGCCTTGTGCTTGAGCGGCGCCGAGCTGGCGAGCTCCATCGTCGCCATGTTGACGCGATTTAGCCACGCCACGACGGCGTCGACGCCCTGTGTGATGGGCGGCGACGGTAGGTTGACGGTGGTTGGTGTTGCTTGTGGCGCAGATGTCGTCGTGACGGCTACATTGCGACGTCGTCGCGGCATCGCTTGGATCTTAGAGGGCATACACGAAGGTGCTGCTGTAGAGACTTGACATCGTAGAGGTGTCGTGGCAGGATGGCTTGACTGGGAGGTGCAGAATGGCAGAAGCGAATGATCTGCAAGTATTGACGGCTATGTTTGCGCGGGCGGGCATCAACTTCAGGATCGATCGTGGCGAAGGATGGTCCCGTCGCATGGTTCTCGAAGGAGATCGCTGCCTTGTCTTCGACACCGAGCACAACCTCGCGGGTATCCGCAGCGAGGACGATAACCAGAGCTTCGACGGAGATTAACTTTGGATCGCGCTGTGCTGAAGCATTCCACCTACATGACGATGGCGACGACGCTGTCGCGACTATCGACATGCCACCGACTCAAGGTCGGCGCTGTGCTGCTACGTCCTGACGGCAGCGTCGCGGGCGTCGGCTACAACGGCGCCCTACCGGGGCAGCCTCACTGCGACGAAGCGACGTGCAATCCGTCGTCGCGGTGCTTTCGGACACGCCACGCCGAGCGCTCGGCGCTGGATTACTCGACGGGCGACATCGCGGCGGCGTATGTGACGCACGAGCCCTGTCTGCGCTGCACTCAGGACCTGATTGCACGCGGTTGTCGCTCGGTGTACTTTGTTCATGAGTACGTAATTTCCGACGTCGTCGAGAGTAAGGCGCGATGTAGGCATCGTATGGAGAATAGCGTCGACTGGGTCCAGATGTGCCGCGGCAACGACGCTGGCTTCGTTGAGGTCGCCTATGTACACTTCTTTGGCCGCGACAGCTTCTCAGCTTGCGGCATGGAGACAGAATGACCCGTTATCTAGTTGGAATTTCAGGCTTTAAGCGCAGTGGCAAGAACACCTTCGCCGACGTCCTGCGTAACGTCGCCCACGAGCGCGGCCTCGCCTTCGTCGCCGTCGCCTTCGCGGACCCACTGCGACGAGCAGCTGCTGCCGCCTACGGCGTCGACGTATCGAACTTCACCGATGATGCCAAGAAGGACACTGTCTGCGAAGCGTGGGACATCACGTACAGGCAGATGCTGATCAACCTCGGCGAGGCGATGCGGGCT